TTAAATAATGTTGTCATGAAATTATTTACCTTATAGCTAATGAAGATTTTACCTTTAATTGATTAAAATATGTTCTATTTAAAAAATGTAATTCATATTGTGATGTAAATCTTTTTGCGTCCTTAAGGGAATATTCCTTCTTTTGGCGTTTTGACAATTTGGATAACAATTGTCCAAATTGTTCTATATATTCACCTTTGCCGCTTAAAATACCATCACAAAATTCGCGCATAGAATTAACGCCCTTAAGTTCAACAAACGTTATAGGAATAATACGTTGAATCTTTTTTAATAATGTTCTAAGTAACTTTACCATATCATTTTTATCACAATACTCAAATATTTCACAATTTAAATCGTTATCACCCATACATAAAATAACTTTCCCTTGTGTAATATTTTTAATATGTTCACAAATATGATATGTGACGTAATGATAAATTATTTTAAGGGTATCTTTATTCCTCAATTTTATATGTGGTAATAATAATTGGTGTTCTTTAAGTCTATTAATAATTGATGTTTCAATAACATCATCAAATAATCGACCAACATCTACTAAATGCAAATTGTGTTCTGATACGTAACAATTCATATTTTTTGCAAAAAAAATTTTTAGAATCTATAAGTACTATCAAGAGCTTTAAGCATAAAGATATATTACACTTTATAGTACTCTTAGGCTCTTCAAGTTATATTTATTATACCTTTGTTTTTTTTATTTGTCAACGGGTGTCCTATATGTTTTTTATGTTTATTTGATTCTATACTGAGTCGACAAATTGATTTTTTGACATTTTGAAATCATTCATTTATAAACGATTTTAATATAATTTTTTCAATTGTATTCAAATTTAAACCATTGACGTTTGCTTCACTAATTATTTTCTTTAATGCTGAAATATTTTCTTTTATTTTACTTTCTACATCTAATTCTAAATTATATTGTGCAATTAATTGTTCAGTAGTTAATTGGTCATCTTTTTTCAAATAAATTGAGTTATTTAAAATTGATAATTCAGCTTCGTTAATTAATGATTTCAACCTTATTATGTATAAATCTGATTTAGTTAATACCGCGCGTTCAATAACCGTTTCAGGTTTCTTTATTATTTTACCTGATTCATCAATTAATCCTAATTGAAATGCCGGCCATTTATTAAAAGGTGTTTGTAATCTATTTAATAAATAACCCATTGTTATACCATTTTCAGTTGTTTCACGTATCATTGCATTAAAATCTAAACCGCGGACATGGTGTTTACTAAACGGATTTATAGGACACCCTAGACCTATATTTGAAGAACCACACCATATACATTTACCACCATTGTTAATATGTACATGTTTACCCTTAGGCCCGTACGGACAACCTATACCATAATTTGGAGAATTACAATAAATACATTTACTTTGTGCCATAATGTTTACCCTTTATTTTTAGGAGCTTTACCAATTCTAAGATTTATTATACCATTATAATAATTTTCGTTCAATAGTACACCCATATCAAATTGTGTTTTTGCTTCATGGTATGCTAATTCCCATTTACTATTACATAATTTTAATATTGAAAATTTAAAGTTATCTTTACCCAATTGTTTAATATCATCGTTTAATTCGTTACTACTACTGGTATAAGATTTCCAATCAGTTTCAACAAGTATATGTCGCTTATTCTTTTTGCCCTTAAGGGGTTTAAGTTTTTTAACATGTAACATTTGTTTCTTTCCTATATACTTTTTCCCGGTAGTAGTATTTTCTATACAATATATAAATCCATATGTATTTCGAGGAATTACATCATTATATTCCCAATGCCCTAAATCTAAATGTAAATTATTATTCATCATATGGTTCTTCAACATCTAATAATGATTTCATTATTCTATATTGCAATTTATCTTTTTCTTTTTCCTTATCAGGTAATTCTTCATATGGAACATGCTGATCCGCATTCCATTCTTCGCGGGGATTTCTTTCCATCCATTTTATATGAATATACTCAGCACCTGCTTCTTCATCATCCGGAAATTTTTCAACAGCTTCCTTGGCTGCTTCACCTGCAGCTAAGTTTTCTCTTTTCCAATCAGAATGCAATTTATCAAAAGGAACATTAATATCACCTTCAGTACCATCACTATTCTTTTTTATTCTAGGTTTACCTGTACCTTCCGGATCCCAGTTCTTACGCCATTTTTCATGGGCCATGGAAGCAAATTCAATTACGGGATCGGTATCTTCTAATATTAGATTAACTAAATAATCAAATTTCATTTTTATTTATTCCTTTTTATTTTCTTTTCCATTTTATCTAATTCGGGGTAATATCTCGAACCCAATTCGGCGACATGATCCTTAGCAATTTCCCGTGCAATATTAGGATTTGATGTATGTTCTTTTTCAACTTGTGCACCGCGTTTTAATGATTTCTTTACTTTTTTAAGTGGCTCATTATGTTTTTTGGCTAAGTCATTATCAGACAATCCGTCTGCTAAACCACCTTTAAGATATTCTTTTTCTGTCAATATAGGTTGAACTGTTTTTTCTATATTTAAAAATATTGATTTATTCAATCTATCTTCAAACATGCCTACTAATTTTGTACTTAATTGTTCAAAATTATTATCATCCGTGTTAAATTTAATCTTTAAATGTCCATAATCATTACGTACAGTATCATAAACTTCTGTATGCTCTTGAACCATATGTTCAACAATTCTTTCTAAATTTTTTTGTGTTATTGTTAATACAAATGATGTATTTAATTCTTTAATTATGCGTCTAGGATACAAAGCTTTATTAAAATATGAATCAAATAATGTATTTTTTCTTTTTCTTTTTTTAGCATTACCTATTCTAGTTATAACATTACCTTTACCTAATACCTTGGGTATACGCGCATCACCTTTTGCATAAAAGTCTGATCCGCCGGGCACATCACCACCATGTCCAGTACAATCAGTATTTGGACCCATTAGTACACTACCTGCGGTCATTTCATTGATTTTTTTCTTATTTTTCATATAATACTCCGTTGCAATATGTCAAGTTTATCGTATAATTATTTAGTATATACAAGGAGTTTTTAACGGTATGTCTGGCAAAAAATCATCATTATTTGATTTAATGACTAAATATAAAACAGAATTTGAAGAAGATGCTGTTATTAATGAGTTTAATTTAAAAGATAAACAATTAATGTTACCGGGCATTAAACATAAATATGTTGCCTATCTAATACAGCATAAGGTCCGTAAACATGAATTAGAAAACATAAAGAAAGAAGCCATAGAAGAACTTTTTAAAAAAGAAAATTTAGATATAGGTTTAAGTAAACAAGCAATGGAAAAGAAATACGAAAATTCAGCTCCAATTCAAAAGATTAACAGTTTAATAAAAGAACAAGATATAATTATTGATTACTTGGAAAAAATAGAAATCATTTCTAAATCAATGACCTATGATATTTCAAATATTATAAAAATAATGGAGCTAGAAACCACATAATGGTTAAATTTGTATTTGATTGGGATCCCAAATATAAACTTGGCATCGTATATAGCGAACAATTAGATTTGCTTCGCGAATCAATGTCTGTAGAAGATAAAGGTGCAACACTAGGCAAATACAGACGAAGTGGTAATTGGCAAAGCATTAGAAGATATGCTATTACAAAAAACGGAAGATTTAGTATTGGAATTTTTCCCGAAGTATATAGTCAAATAAATTTATTAGGTATACCTAATGAATGTATCATAACTGATAATTTTAAAAAGAAATTTAAATGTGGTTGGATAAATGATGAAAACTACAACCCATTAGAATTAGATATAGTTCCTCGTCAATATCAAATTGATTGTATAAAAAAATGTTTACAATTTGGGCATGGAATTGTAATGATAGGTACTGCTGGCGGTAAAACATTAACCATGGGAATGTTAATACATAACATTAACAATATAACTCGTGGTAAAACATTACTTATTACTATCCCTTCACTAGTTAATCAAACATATGAAGATTTTATAGAATATGGACTGGGCAAATATTATACCATTAGTAAATGGGATTCTAGTAATCAATATACTGATACGGATATAGTTATTGCAAGTAATACTATTTTAATGAGCAAGAAACAAGATATAGATATTTTAAATAATTATGATTTAGTCATAAATGACGAGTGTCACAAAACCCGAGCTGGGAATCGTATAAACGATATTTTCAAAAAAATTAAAACACCCCATAAATTTGGGTTTACTGGTAGTCTCCCAGATTCTAAAATAGATATATGGAACATTATTGGCAAATTTGGGCCTATTATATATGAAAGAAAAAGTGTTGATTTACAACGTGAAGGGCATATTGCATCAGCACAAGCTGTTATATTAAAAATAAATTATAAGAATAGACCAATATTCAAATCAAAACCTAGTATTACAAATCCTACGGGGTTATACATTGAAGAATGTGATTTTATTTATAAAAACGAATTTAGAAATAAATTAATTGGAAAACTATGTAATAATATAGACAAAAATACATTGATATTAGTAGACAGATTAGAGCATCAAGATCAAATCTTAGATACTCTGAAAACCTATGCTCCCGATAAAAACATACAATATGTCAGAGGAGAGGTCGAAATGTCAGACCGTGAAAAAATTCGTGAGTTGATGGAAGTCAATGATAACATTATTTGTGTTGCTATGAGTAGTATATTTGCTACAGGTATTAACATAAAAAATATACATTATATAATATTTGCATTAACAGGAAAAGCAAAAATTAGAATACTACAAAGCATTGGCCGCGGACTCCGCAAACATGATAGTAAAAAGTTATTAACCATATTTGATTTGGCAGATAATTTATATTATGGGTTGAAACATTTAGAACATAGGTTAGAATTATATGAAGAGGAAAATATAAATTATGGCATCAAACACATCGAAGAAAGATGGAGTTAATAAAAACATAAATACAAAATTAGCAAAAAAATTACAAAATGAATTAGCCGATGTTGAAGATTATTATGTAAACCCTAAAAGATTTAGCATTGAACTAGCAAAATATTATGAAACAGATGTCATGTCTGATGAATTAGTCACAATGGCTTGTAACATTGCTCATAGATTAGGATATAGACCTAATTTTATCAATTATCCATTTAAAGACGATATGATTGGGGATGCAGTCATTAAAATTATGAGCGCACTAACTCACAAAAAATTTAATCCTTCTCAGGCCAAAGGAAACCCTTTTAGTTATTTTACAACAATTGCATTTAATGCATTTAAAAACAGAATCAAAAAAGAAAAGAAAGCATATGAAGCATTACGGGTATATCAAGAAGAAACCTATAATAAAATTATGGGGGAAATTATGCCCCATAAAGTAGCACCATACAAAAACAATTCAGATTATTACGACTATAATAACTAATGAAATTTAAAAATAAATTAATAGCAATACTAGCAGATACACATTTTGGAGTACACCAAAATAGTGAAACTTGGCATCAAGTAGCAAAAGATTTTGCAGTAAACTTTAAAAAAGATTTAATAAAGAGGGGTATTCAAGATATTGTTATTCCCGGTGATATATTTCACAATAGGAATGAAATTTCAGTTAATACTATTCACGTTGTAAACGAAATTTTTAATATATGGAAAGAATTTAATATATTTATAATCCCCGGTAATCACGATACATACTACAAAGACAGAGCAGATGTACATTCTTTAGGACTATTAAATGGTTGGGATAATATATTTGTTTTCAGTGAACCGACATCCATTACTGCATTTGATAAACAAATTTCATTTTGTCCATGGGCCGGAGATTATACAAAATTACCATACAGTGATATATTATTTGGTCACTTTGCAATTAACAATTTTAAGCTAACATCAAATATAATATGTGATAATGGTATAGAATCATCAGACATATTAAAATATGCTAAATTTGTAATCACGGGGCATTTTCATGCCACCGATATTCGAAAGTACGATAATGGTACTATTATGTATATAGGATGCCCATATGAAATGTATTGGGGTGATTACGGTGACGATAAAGGATATTATATTTTCAATTTAGAAACAATGGAATATGAATTCATTATAAACAAATTGTCACCACGACACAAAAAACTAAAATTATCAGAAATGGTTGCGGCAGGAAAAATACCTGATTACTGGGAATCCGAAATTTATAATAATATTGTTTCATTTGAAATTGATAGAATTATTGATACCAACAAGTTAAGTATTTTATGTACTAAACTTCAATCCATGGGGCCAATGAGCTTTAAAGTTAACCATAATATTGCAGATAATCTTACAGCCCCGGGAGCATCACTGTCCATAGACGGAATTGATATTCAATCGAGTATACGAGAATTTATTGAGTTACTAGACATACCTAACAAAAAAGACGTAATGGAATATACAATTGATTTATATAACAACTGTATTTAAGGATAAAATATGAAAGAAAAAATTGGAATAGGCTTTATTGGAGAACCAAAAAATAAGACATTATATTCAGAATATAATTTTTATTATGAGCCTGTTGAAAAATGCACTACATGGACAAAAAACAAATTATTATACCAGATGATCAATGATGAGTGTAAACATATATTTTTATTAGATGAAGCAGTAGAAATATTAGATAATAATATATTCAATAAATACATTGAAGCCGCAGAAAAAAGTGGTATTAAATATCTAGTTTATAGTGGTAATTATAAGATTAAAAATTCAATTGATTATGACGGAATAGGAATTAGCTTTGCGGAAAAAGTAAACAAACAATTTTGTTATTATCATTGGAACATTTTTGAAGAAGTCGGATTTTTTGATGGAAGATATTTACAAGGCATACTAGACCAAATTGATTACACTTATCGCGTATGCCAAAAAGAATTGTGTGCCCCCTGGGGTTGG